TGGCGATGCATACAAATCCGGCGTGATTGAACTGTACGCCGGTTCCTCTGACATTCTGATGAACTTGCCTTTCGAGAATATCGCTGGCAATGCTCTGAAATACAATCGTGAAACTTCACTGCCTGGCATCGGCTTCCGTGGCGTAAACGAGTCCTATACCCCTTCTACTGGTGTCTTGAATCCTCTCACTGAGTCGCTGATTATCGCGGGCGGTGAGTTGGACGTTGACAAGTTCATCATCCAGACTATGGGTATGGGTCAACGCACTACACAAGAAGCGATGAAAATTCGAGCTCTGTCACTGGCATGGACTCGCAAGTTTATCAAAGGCGATACAGCAAGTGATCCTCGTGAATTTGACGGTCTGCAAGTTCGTACTGTAGGCGATCAAGTTATCTCTGCTGGTACTACTGCAAACGGCGCGGCTCTGTCTTTGGCTGTGTTGGATCAAGCGATTGACCAAACTCTTAACCCTACTCACTTGATTATGTCTAAAGCAATGGCGCGTAAATTCAGCGCTGCGGCTCGGACTACTGCGGTTAGCGGTTATGTGACATACACAGTCGATCAGCTTGGCCGCCGTGTTATGGAATATAACGGTCTGCCTATCTTGACCGTTGATCTTGATAACACCGGCACTGCAATCCTGCCATTCACCGAAGCTGCTGCAAGCGGTACAGATACAGCAACATCTATCTATATCGTTGGTATGGGTGGTGATAGTCTGACAGGTATCCAGAACGGCGGCTTGATGGTTGACGATCTTGGCGTATTGCAAACAGCACCTGTTTACCGCACCCGCATCGAATGGTATTCCGGTTTAGCTGCATTCAATGGCCGCTCTATCACCCGCATTAAATTCATTGGCGATCTTGCCATCGTAGCTTAAGGAGAATAAACATGGCTAATTTACATTCACAATTCACCTATGACGCATCCTTGAGCATGAAGGCCGCTGGCCTTGTAGCATCTTCGGCTGATGGTGCAATCTTGGACTTGGGCGCTGGTATGGTCGATGGTTATCTGGTCATTGATGCAAGCGCAATCGAAATCGACTCTGGTAACGAGATTTACACAGTTTCGCTGGAAGGTTCAAACGTTGCTGCAATGAGTTCAGGTTCTGTCTGCCTTGCCAAGAAAGTATTCGGCAATCTGGTAGTACCTATGGATGCAGCTCTGTCTGCTGCTGGTCGTTATGTGATCCCCTTCCGCAATGAAGAGGGCGGCACAATTTATCGTTACGTTCGTCTGTCCACTGTTGTGGCTGGCACGATTGCAACGGGAATTAATTTCTCCGCGTTTATTGCTAAGGATTAAATCATGGGCGACCGTCAAGCAGATGGATGGGAAGCCCTAAACGCCAATATTCGTACTAATGTTGGCGTAAAGGCGATAGACCATAATACAAGCGCTGGCGGCAGTGTTCCTGCTGCTGTATCGGCATATGTAACAGCGACAGAGCGAGGCGATGGTATATACCGTCAAACCGTTCTGACTCTGGCTGCATTGCCAATCACGATGAGAGATACACAACAAGGCGGGGGTGCGCAGATTTATACCTTCCCCAAAGGGCGTATTTGTCATCTTGGTTCAATCGGTTCAATTGCTGTTACTACTACATCAATTCTTGCAAACACGTTGAATACAGGAGTTACTTGTAACTGGGGGGTTGGAACAACAACCCAAGCAAGTGCAACTGTTGCTACTACCGAGCAAGACTTGGTTAACGTAACCGCGTTTACAGCTTCAGCAACTATTGCGGTCGCTGGCGCTGTTGCTAATGGTGTCGGGCCTGCTGTATTGGCTTCACACGATGGCACAAGTACAGCAAAGGCGGCATTCTTGAATCTTGCTGTTGCTTTGAATACCGATATTGACGCTGATGCAACTGTAACCGTGAACGGTACAATTACATTGAATTGGCTGAATGTAGGAACGTACTAATACTCAGAGGGGGTGAAATTCCCCTTCATCTAATTTAAAGGACTGACATGCAAACAATCTATAACGCGCAAGGCGAACCCAAAGAATGTGAAGCAGTTGACGCACGCGAGCATATTGCGTCAGGTCGCTGGTTTAATGAGGTTCCTGTTGTAGAGCAAATTGAGCCAGTCAAAAAAGAGACAAAACGTGCATACAACCGGAAGTCTGAATAATGGCACTTGTTGTTGAAGACGGAACCGGCAAGTCAACTGCTGATAGTTTTATCAGCCTTGTCGATGCCGCAACCCGACACACTAACCTTGGCAATACCGCCTGGGCTGCGCTGGCTTCAGACGCGATCAGGGAGCAATACTTGCGCCGCGCGTCTGAATACATGGAAGGCAATTATCGTAAGCGCTGGCAAGGGTATAAGAAGACTGCTACACAGGCTTTGTCATGGCCTAGGTCGTATGTCTATCTTGAACCAGTAATGCAGGGAATGGTAGGTTCATATCCTTATCTTGTATCAGATACGATTGTGCCGAACGAAGTTAAAAACGCATGTGCTGATTTAGCTTTGAAAGCCGCGACTGTGACACTTGCTGAAGACTTAGGAGCCGCTGTAATTCGTGAAAAGATAGATGTTATCGAAGTCGAGTACGATAAAAACGCACCCGCTTACACTCAGTATCGCTCGGTTGACATGATGCTGGCTATATATCTCAAGTCAGGCGGCAAGGCGAGTATTGAACTGGTGGCTAGTTAATGGCATTCAACTATTCAAAAGCGGCTGCAACTGCAACAAAACTGCTTGCGAAGTTTGGACGAACAGTAACGCACACGATTAGAACTACCGGAAGTTATGACCCTGCAACTGGAGCTGTAACGATCACAGAAACAACGCAATCAGCAACGGCTGCATTGTTTGATTATGGAACCAAAGACATTGACGGGACATTAATTCAGATGGGTGATAAGCGGGCATTGATTGCAGCACTGACTACCATGCCGAAGCCTGATGACACATTAACAGTCGGTACGGTAGTCTGGACAATCAAACAAGTCAATGAACTGAACCCAGCCGGAACAACTGTCTTGTATGAAGCGCAGGTAAGAAAATGAGCTTTTCACTGGATATGTCGGCGTTTGCGGAAAAGACAAACAAGAACATTGATCTTGTTATCGGGAAAGTTGTTATTGATGTAGCTGCCGAGGTTATCAAACGTTCCCCTGTTGGTGATGCTAGTTACTGGGTAAGCCCACCTCCTGCCGGATATGTTGGTGGTCGATTCCGTGGCAATTGGGATTATGGCGTGAATACCGCGCCTGTAAATGAATACTCGACTATTGACCCGTCTGGAAGTGTATCAAGTGACAGGGTTAAATCAAAGCTAGGCGTTAAAACAGCAGGCAAGGTTCACTGGATTGTGAATAACCTTCCTTATGCAGAACGGATTGAAAACGGATGGAGCAGGCAAGCGCCACAAGGAGTTATAGGGCTAACTGTAATCAAATTTCAGAGCATTGTTGATGCTGCTGCGAGGGCTATTAAATGAGCGCATTAAATTACATGTTTCCATGCTTTCCCCTGTTTGATAAAGGTTATCTTGCTGGGGCATACTCCAAAATTTTTGGAAATAATTTTATACGGAACCCCTTTATTTATTGCATCTCTAATCGCACGTACAGAATCATCGTCAAGTTTTGCAAATGCTCTTTCAGTACCTTTTTTAATCGTAACAAGACCAAGTTTAATAGCATGGATCTGATTATTAGATGCGCTACACCATTCAAGATTATTAACAATATTATTACATTTATTTCCATCAATATGGTTTACCTGTTTAAATCTATTTGGATTAATAATAAATGTAAGTGCTACAAGACGATGTACAGATACGGTATATATCTTTCCATTAATCCCTATTCCAACACGCATATAACCAGAGTTAGAAACATATTGTTTAAGCAATTTGCCATGTACTCGTTTTATACAGCTTTTACCTTGCGGAGTAATGGAAATATATTCTCGTGGAATAGAGCGTACATCTCCATTATTAGATACAATAATAAAATCTTCAAATCCGCTAGCTGGTTTCCATATTTCTTGCATGATGATCCTTTATGTCAACAGTGAATATACGAGCCGCGTTAGAAACGGCGTTAAACAACATTACGCCAAGTATAGCACAAGCTTGGGAAAATGCAGCATTTACGCCAGTAGCTGGTACACCATATCAGCAGGTAAATATCCTCTTTGCCGAGCCTGATAACGTTGAATATGGCCGCACTTATAGAGAGCTTGGGTATTTACAAATCAAGCTAATGTACCCGCTTAAGAACGGCTCATTAACTGCGATTACAAGAGCTGAATTAATTAGATCAACTTTCTACCGTGGTGCATCTTTTACGAGTAGCGGCGTAACAGTAGTGATTGATAAAACCCCTGAAATTTCAGCGGGAAGTGTCGAGGGTGACCGTTGGGCGATCCCTGTAAAGATTCGATTTTTTGCAAATATAATTTAAAGGAGTAAAAAATGATTGCTACTGGAATATTTAAACAACTCGTAATGAAAAAGCAGTCTGCCCTAGGCACAAAAGCGACAGCCGCATCAGCTCAATTATATCGCCGTGTCACATCAAGCATTGACCTGGTGAAAGACACATACAAATCTAAAGAGATCCGCCCAAGTATGCAACGCGCAGACTTCCGGCATGGTGTGCGAAGCGTAGCAGGAACGATCAACGGGGAATTGAGCGTAGGTACATACTCTGAGGTAATGGCAAGCGTCTTGCGCAGTTCTTGGGCTGCTACGAGTCCTTATGCCGCAGGTATTGACGTAACTGCTGCAGCTACATCCCCGCAGTTTGTTGATGCATCCGCTGGATTCCTGACCGCTGGACTTAAAGTTGGCATGGTTGGGCGCTGGACTGGATTTGCTGGAGCTACAGCAAATAACGGTAGAAACTTCCTGATTACAGCTTTGACCGCTGGCAATATGACTGGAATTTTCCTTGATGGTACTGCTGTAGTTGCTGACGCAGCCGGTGATGATGTTACTTTCACCCCTGTAGGAAAGAGCGTATCAATACCAGTTACCGCGCATACCCGCGATTATTGGACAATTGAGCATAACTTTGCTGACATTGTTCAATCTGAGCAATTTACAGATTGCGTATTCGGTTCGATGGATATTAAGTTGCCTGCCACTGGTATGGCTACTGTGGACTTCCCTGTACTCGGACTTGACGTTGATACCTCTACAGCAGCTTACTTCACCACCCCGACAGCGGCAAGCTCTGGCGCTATTCTGGCGGCTGTGAATGGTGCTCTGTATGTGGCAGGCGTGGCAGTCGGGTACATCACAAGCATGGATATATCTGTTAATGGTAATCAGACACTTGTGGGTGGTGTGGTAGGTTCAAACGTATCCCCTGACGTTACGCCTGGCTCTTTTGACGTAACCGGAAACATGACCGTGTTATTTACAGATGCGACAATGCGTGATTACTTCCTGAATGAAACAGAAGTATCCGTGGTAGCTGCTTTCACAACTGCAAATACTGCCACTGCTGACGTTCAGACTTACATCATGCCTCGCGTTAAAGTCGGCGGCGCGGCTAAGGATGATGGAGAAAAAGGTCTAATCATGACAATGCCTTTCACAGCGCTTGAGAATACGACTGGTGGAGCAGGAACATCAACGAACGCAACTACACTAACAATTCAAGATTCGGCGGTTCTGTGATGGATATTAGCAAACTCGATGTAGTAAAAATGTCCAATGATGGTTATCCATGCATCATTAAGAACCCGAAGACTGGTGAGAATACGGATATTGAAATTCTCATCAAGGGTGTGTATGCGGATAGTTTCAGGGACGAATCAGAGAAAGCTGACACTGTTGAAAAGACTTCGGAGCTATTGGCGAAATACACAATTAGCTGGAAAGGGCTTGAGGAGAACGGCAAAGAGCTTAAGTTTTCCGAGAAAGAAGCAAACCGGATTTATTTAAACTTTCCGATCATCAGAGGCCAAGTGCTGACAGCAGCAATGAACGTGCGAAATTTTATCAAGGACTAACGGATAATGTAGTCGCATTCGCTAAGTCCGAGAGAGTTTTAAACAAGCGACAGGAAGACGGCGCAACACTTCGCCAACATTATGAAATGGCGAAACGTGCAGGAAGGCCATGCCCTGAATTGATACAGCCTGAAATATCAATTCAAGTTTTATATTTGTGGCGCTGGTTTTGTGAAGTATCACAAGGCCGTCAAGGTGGCAAACTAAGCTGGACAGAATTAAAAGCGTGGACTGAATTAACAAACAAAAAGCCTAATGAGTGGGAAATATCCACCATACGGGCGATTGATAGGGAGTATATGCAATGACAGATTCAGGTATATACAAAATAACAAATATTGAAAATGGGAAATTCTATATTGGATCATCTAGTAATATAAAGCGTAGATTATATTTGCACAAGTGGGATTTAAAAAGGAATACTCATCATTCAATAACATTGCAGCGTGCATGGAATAAACATGGTGCGGAAAAGTTTATATTTGAGACTATTTGTATATGTGACGTAAATAATTTATATTCAATAGAGCAGTCGTATTTAGATAATTTTAAGCCGTATAATCCTGAAATAGGATATAACATTTCTCATAGTTCATGTGGTGTTCGTGGTGTAAAACGAACATTAGAACAAAGAAAATTAATGTCAGAACAAAGGAAAGGCAAGCCTCTTTTTAAAAATAATCCTATTGCAATGGCAAACAAAATGGCAACCGTATTGCGCGGTGAATTGCATCACCAATTTGGCAAACCATTATCAGAAGAACATAGGAAAAAATTTGATCGTACAGGAACTATCCCATGGAATAAAGGGATTCCATCAGCAACGAGAAATATTCCAAGAAGTGAAGAATCTAAAAAGAAGATGTCTGAAACAAAACATAAGCGCATGGAATTCAATAAGTCATGCAAATTAACAAAAGATCAGGTATCTAAAATAAGATTATTACTAGAATCAAAAACTTTAAAACAGAAAGAAATTGCATTAATTTACAATGTTGATCCATCAACTATTAGCAATATAAATAGAAATACCAGATGGTCTAATTTAGGGGAATAAAATGGATATAGCATCCCTAAAAATCAAAATCGACTCGACAGACGTCAAGAACGGGACTAAAGACGTTGACGAGTTAGGCCGTTCAAGCAAAACCACTGAATCATCTATTGCAGGCATGACCGCTGCAACTGCTGCTGCTGGCGCTGTATTAGCTGGCACTTTCGCAGTAATCAAAAACTCTGTCAAAGCCGCAACAGAATATCAAAATGCACTGAATGGCCTTGCATCTGTAGCAAGGTACTCAGGCGCAGACGTAGCAGAAACGCTCACATCTGCAACACAAATCACAACTGACGGACTTCTATCAACGACCGAAGCGGCCACTGCTTTAAAGAATCTGCTTGCACGTGGATTCTCGACTGATGAAGCCGTTTCAATGATTGAACGGTTCAAGGATTCCGCTGCTTTCGGGCGTCAGTCTTCGCTTGAGTTTGGGCAGGCGGTTGTTTCAGCGACTGAGGGTATCAAGAATGAAAACTCTGTACTTGTAGACAATGCCGGGGTGACAAAAAACGTAAGTGTCATGCATAAGGAATATGCCGCACAGTTAAACAAGTCAGTCAATGATTTAACAATGGTTGAAAAGCGTCAGGCTGAATATACCGGTGTGATGAAGGAAACTGAGGCGCAACTCGGAAACTCAGCTTTAGCCGCGCAAGGCATGGATGGAGCAAGCGCAAAACTCAGCAAGACAATAAACGACTCTGCTGTAACTATCGGGCAGACTTTCATGCCTGCTGCAATAGCTGTTACCAATTTGATTGGGGATGGATTCAAAGGCGCGATGGATGTCGGAGTTCGTCCGATGCTGTTCATGTTTGAAAGTCTTGGGATAAGTGCTGGCGAATTGGCAATGAAGGTAGGTACTGCTTTCGAGTTTATTTCATCCCCGTCAAAATGGGGAAAAGGCGGGCTTGAAGCACTTGACAAACAATTTGAAGAATACGAACGTATTGCAGAGGATATGAAAACCGCTGCTGCTGCGCGTATATCTGGAATATCCGGCGTAATGGCAACGCTTGGAACAGATACCGGAAAGCGTAGAATCGAAGAGGTTGCAAAACCTAAAGAAGACAAAAAGAAAGAGCGCGATGATTTACGAGCTAGTGAAAAAGCTGCTAGAGAATACGCACAAGCATTAGACGAAGCAAATAGAATCCTTGCCAATATCGACCCCCAAGTAAAAGCCAATCAAGAGTGG